GCACCAGTTGCTGTAGTGGAAGCAGTAAGATTACTTGCTTTAAGTTGTCCACTTGTTATTGCCATTTTATTTCCCCTTTACGATTTTATTTTTTAATATTGCCACGTATAGAATTAGGGTTACCTGCCTTCATAATATTAGACCACATATTGTCCTCATCAGATTTCTTAGGAGGTTGTCCACCTTGAACTAGTCCAGCTGATTTTGGTCGTTGTTGTGTTCGCTTTACGCTTTCAATATTTTGATTTAACTGTGGTAAACCATTTTTATTTGTATTCCATACATTGAACAATGTATCTAGAGGTAGTTGGTCTTTAGGTTTTGTTACAAACTCTACGAACTCTTCTGCATCATTATTAGATAGTTTGAACTCTGACTGTGCTCTCATTCTAAGAGAATCAACTTGACGTTGTGCCTCTAAGCGACCCATATAGTCACTCATTCTAGAACTTACAGCGTCATCAATTTCTTGCTGTCTTAATGCATAGGATTTACTGTTTGGGTTTGTATACGCATCCCAAGGATTAAACTCCTCTTCATTTATCTTTATTTCTTTGTCCTGTCCTTTACCCCCTGTTAAGTGGTTTCTAACAACGTCTACCAGCTCAGGATTGTCCTGAAATAGCTTTGCTACTGGTTTTACTTTGTCTAACTCAGCCTGAGCTTTGTCATACATAGACTGGAATTTACGTACATCATCTTCTTGTGGTACGTCGGAACTCAAATCCTGTTGACTCTCTGGCTCACTTATAACATTATTTTCAGAAGTTTCAGAACCTTCTAAAGTTTCATTTTCATTTATATATTCGTCACTCATTTTATTTCCCTTCGATGTGCTGTTTATTGTTCACCAATATCTTCTGACAGTAATGAATTTATTCCAGCCTGCACCTGTTGTTCTTCTTGACGTTTGTTTCTTTCTATATTTACCTTCTGTTGAGCCTTTGCTCCAGTAACCACTTTATTCAGGTCAGTCTTAAATTTCTGAACCTCAACACGTTTTCTGTCAGACATAGACTCTCTCTGGGCAGTCTGTAAATCTCCAGAAAGAACTTTTATTTGGTCTTGTAATTGAGCTATGACTTGCTGTGCTCTCTGAATTTCTCCAGTACGCTGCAAGACACCTTCTTTGTCAAAGATTTCCGATTTCTTTAACGCTTCAGTTCTGTCAATTAACCCTAGTTGAAATGCTTCTAAATACATTTGATATTCAGCGTGTTTGTTATTTGGCATTGTTGAGCCAGATACAACACGAACATCAAACTGTCCAGAAGTAATATCATTTTCTATTTTGACCAATTCTTTTGTTTTATCATCATACATTCTATTGTTAATAGCAAATTGTGTTATGTCATTATTAGGTTGTACAATTCTAAACTTCTTCTCAAATGTGTAGTGTTCTTTAGACATTTGATATAAAACTTTCCCAAGTTGTTGCAATCCCATTTCTATATCACGCAACTTAGAAGCACCACGACCTTCTCCCATTTGTGCTAACAACATTGTTCCACGAACACTGCTTGGAGCACCTTCTTTAAACCCTTGTAATAACTCTGGAACACCAAAGTTTAGGTCAATATAACGCTCTACTTGATTGATAAGAGCATAGAACTGACTTGTCAAAGGTTGTGGAGAAGGAAAATGTGGTTCTCCAAAACTTGGGTCGTATTCAATTACAGCATTAGGATTAGCCCAATCTTTCTCAAGTTGTGAAATACTTTCCACACTTCCTTGTGGTACTAATAGTTTTAGACCAGCAGAAGTTTGAGCATGAGATAGTGCAAGAGAGAATAGCTTATTCAGCAATCTCTGCATATCTTTAACTTTATTCACATCTGATTTAGGATATGGTGTATTAGTCCATATATTTGGTATAGGAACGATAGGATAAGTATCAGTGTCCAATATAGTTTCATATAAAAGGACTTGCCCTAATGATGCTGTAACTTTAATTCTTGTTTGTGGTATCTCTACAAAAGCGTATGTATTATTGTTGAACTGAGCTTCATTTTCAGCAGCAAATATCTGAAACGCTTCTTGGCTCATAATGGATTCAGTATTGTTTTGTTGGTCGGCTACTCTGTAGTATGGAACTCTAACTTTGCTGAAACGTTCAATAATACGATAACGTTGTGCTATTGTACTTTCATAATCTTTATCTTCTACTTCAGCAGGAGTAAACACGTTTTGTGAGTTCTTTTGCTGAGAGTCAGGGTAATCATCATAATAATCAGACATATTGTGTGTTTCAATATTAGGTAGAAACTCTTCTACGTCTGGGTATAAATCTAGTAATTGCTCTTTGGTTAATATTGTAGACAGTAAAATATTTGCAGCATCTTTAAAATACCTGTCTCTAGAAGCAGGGTCTACGTACACTCTAAATGGATTTACGTGAGTGAACATTACTTCACCTCTACCATAGTCTGCTTCTGGCTCTATGTAAGCATAAAAGTAACCAATACCAGCAGTAGCATAATCGTGTACAGCTTGTTTGAAATGATGCTGCCCATCGGATATATCATAGATATATTCTAATAACGTTCTCCACACATTTGCTAATTTTGTGTCTGAATCTTCTCTAGCAGTAACACCAAACTTTACAGGTCGTGATGTCATTAATGATTTTAACTTATCAATGGCTGCGTAAATTCTGTCAATCGTAAAGTCAGCTTGACCAATAGATTGTAATATTTCTGATTCTTCAGATGTATAATGATTACCTAAAGTAAAATCAATCGCATCTCTAGCCTCTACATCCCAATCTCTTCTTGCTTCAGCATATCGTTGAAAAATTTCTCTATTTTCTCTTGCTTTAGAATCTTCTTGAATTTTTGACATTATTTAACCTTCATTTGTTGTCTGCGTTTTCTATCTTCCTTGATAGCTTTTTCTTGTTTCATTACGCCTCTTGATGGTACATAATCTACTTTACCTGCATCTCTTTGAGCATTATACTGCTGTCTTCTTTCGTTTTCAGCTTTAACAGTAAATCTCTTCATAAAGTCTTTTGTTTTTTTATTGGTAAAATTGTATAGTCTTCTACCTAAACCTTGTGTATCTATTTTCATGCTTTCTCCATATATGGTTTTAAAAACTCATTATAAAATTCTTTATTTCTACCAAGCTTTTGTCTTTTACCCTCTGTATCTACAAAGACTCTCTCATACTGCTTAAAACCTGGTCTACCTGGGTCATCCTCTATTGCACCTTCAACATTATTTTTCATTAAATGTTTTGCAGTAGTTGGGAACTTTTTTAATCCTCCCAAGTTAAAACAGAAGTCGGCTAAGGCGTATTTCAGCCTATCGTCTACTTCAGTCCATTTCGCATTCTTACTAAGGCAGTAGTTCTTTGCTTTTAATAAAGATACTTGTGCTTCATGCCATAGGAGGTCTTCTACCTCTTTTTCACTTAAACCTGTTTTTTCAAATGTATTCTGTTCTTCAAGCGTTTTTAGCTTGTATCCATACCCAATAGTTTTTAATCCACCTTCAGGTGAATCGTATGGAAAAAATCTGTCCCCTACTTTATTTGCGTACCCTTCTACCCTTTTTAAGTAGCCTAGGTAATCTTCTATTTTATATTCAGATACCATAACCCTCTGTAATTTAAAACAGCCCAATGGGCGAAATCTCATATTTTTAATCCTGTCATCCAATTTATTTTTGTACGTGCTTGCGTAGGAAAATCATCAGGTCTTTCGTACTCATCGTTCTGAATAGCTTTACTTCTAGGAGGCTTTGCAAAAAAGTCTGCATAATACAAGCCATCAAGCAAGTCATCATGCTTTCCTTTAGGAAATTCAAAGATTTCATCTATTAGCTCAGAGTGCTCTTTTCGTATGTAAAGCTTCTTAGAATTAATAATACTACCCAAGGACATCTCTAACCTGTCTTCTTTTTTTATACCATGTGGAGGTCTTACCCCTTTGTTAATACCAGGAAGCAGTCTTTTTTCTTTTCTAGCCATACGTTCTACCATATCTCTTACCATTTCCTGTGCACCTACTGTTTCTACAGCACATCTACGTATTGGTGAATATTTTCTTGCCATCTTTAGTATTTGCTCTGGCATATCAAATGCTGGTATCTTATCATGGTAATAGTCTATAACATATCTATTTTTGTTTGCATCTATTCCCATCACTACAATTACTTGGTAGTCTGATGTACTTGATGCCGTATGTGCTAAGTCTACTCCCATATATGTGTAAATAGGTATCATTTCTTTTTCATCTTTCAGATAAGTAAACTGTCCATCTGTGTGGAAGTCATAACTATGGTAGTGTATATTATCCATCTTGAAAGAAGCCGAAGCAGCATCTCTAGCATCGTTTAAATATTCTTGTGCAAACTTGTCAATCTTTCCTGCTTCTATGTATTCTTGTCTTTTTTGATTAAGTTTAGAGATAGGGAACTGTTCTTCCCAAGCAGCTTTTCCATCTTCTATAGCTCTAATAAAGGTTAAATCCCATGGGTATGACTTTTTCTTTTTGTCTGCATCTTTCCATCCGTCTACAATATTCTGTAAGAATGCGTCATAGTGTACAATCGTTCCTGATAACCATATCCATCCTTCTTTTCCAGGACTTTCTTCTAGTGATGGGTATACTGTAGATACAATCCATTGTTTAATCTCATCTCTACGAATAGCAGTCTTTGTGTTTAGCTCTGATTCAAAGTCATCTAAGATAATACCAGTATATCGTGTATCTACCTCTGCACGCCCTCTTAGACGCTGTGAAGTACCTTTAGCTATAATACGATGCCCTTTTGTTGTTATAAGGTCTTTTTCGGTCCATCTCTTGCCTTCATCACCCCCACATAGATTACCAAAGTAGTGTCGTATTGCCTGATTTGTCTCTAAGTGTGAACGTATATACTTTACATGGTCAATAGACTGACCTTGTTCTTCAGCTACCCACGCCATAAACATAGACTGGTCTTGTGGGGTATAGCATAGTTTATGCATTATAGCAGCTTTCATTAATACTGATTTTCCAAAACCTCTTGGAAGCACATTACAGATACGTGCTCCAGGTTTTG